AAGATCGTAAAAACTCTGCTAATGTTGCAACGTCTCCCAGTACCTCCAGTAGACCTATACTAGGTACAATCAATGGTGTTCAATGTTTAGACTATAGTGTCAGAGACACTCGGGGACTTAGAGAGGCATTTAGTTCAACAATTACACAACAGAACTTTATAATTGGTGTTATACAGCCTACTACTTTTGGATACCTTATGGATTCAACTAGTAGCTCTAATAGACAGTATATACGTTACCAAAGTGAAAGAGCTGTAGCATGGGCAGGTCGTACTATATTCACCACAGAAAGCTCATTATCTTCAGAAGTTATGATGATCAATGCTAGATTTAACTCTACTGCTTCTAATGTTGAATTAAATGGTGGAGAAGTTGTAGTAGGTGATGCTGGTACTAGAAGCCTTGCTGGTGTTGTATTGGGCAGTAATGGAAACGATGCTACTATGTGGGGCGAACTAATTATATTAGATAGAAACCCGGGCACCATTGAACGTGAAAAATTACAGGGATACCTTGCACATAAATGGGGAATTGCTGACAAGTTACCAGCAGATCACCCCTACAAGGTTAATGCACCAACACTTTGAGCATAAATAGTAACACGAGCATATTAATCAACTAAAGGAGAATTAAAATGGCTTTACGATATAACACAGCACTAATTAACGAACTGGTATCAACTTTTGAAGGATTTGAAGGTGGAGACCTAGAGATTTACACAGGTACACAACCTGCTACTGCTAACACTGCTGCATCTGGCACACTATTGGCAACCATTGTACTACCTGCTGACGCATTCAATGCTGCATCTAATGGTGTACTATCTAAGAATGGTACATGGGATGACACTGTAGATGCTACAGGTACCGCAGGATGGGCACGACTATCTAATGGTGTAATATCTATGGATATGAATATAACTGCAACTGGTGGTGCTGGTGAAATTACATTGGATAATATTTCATTGATCACTGGTGGTACTGTTACTGTATCAACGTTTAACATTACTCAACCCGCATCATAATATGAGTCGTTATTCTATAGCACGTGATAAGGTAACGAATCGTTTAACCTCACGTGGATTACCCTTTGAGTTAATTAGCTATGATGAATCCAATACGTTAATCGTGTTGGATGATTCTGCCTATGGAATAATGAGTGCATTAACAGAAGATGACATTGTTGGAGAATTGAGAGAACGTATCACATCCTCTATATTATGTTCAGTAGGTTCTATTGAACCAACGGATGAATTGTACATACGATTTGATAATACGCTGTATAACATTGAAAAGGTTGAAATTATAAAACCTACTGATGTTGTGATAGCGTATAAAGTGTATGTAGGTCATTGATATGTCATTAACCATCAAAGAGTTTGAAGAAGCTCATGAGAAGGATATGACAGCATTACATAGGGCTGTAGCCTTTGAGTTAGCTGAAACCATGATTAATGCTATGCCAGTTGATACTGGAGCATTGAAAGGTAGTGTTAATATTAGTAAAACAGAAGGTGATGTTATTATTGATGAACTTGATCCAAGTGGTTCTAACACTAAATCAAGAATTAAGAATAATCTCATGCAGTGTGATAGCGATGATAATTTATATGGAACAGTAGGGGAGCAATATGCTCCATATGTGGATGGTGGAACGAGTACACAGCCACCTACGGCATTTTTCACTGGAACCATTAGCTCACTATCAAATGTTGTTAAAAGAGCCTCAGATCGCATTAAGGAATTTAGAGATGCTTAAACATAAAGTACTATTAGATGCATACGTTAATACTATTAAAGCGGTTGATACTTCAATTGTGGTAGTAGACATGTATACTAATCATAAACCAACATTGAGGACTCCATGGATTAGAGTAACAATGATTCCAAATGAGGCCAGTAATGTATCACAAGGAATTGACAGTATTATTGAACATTCTGGATTATTCCAAGTGGATTGTTTTACACCGAAAGGTACTATTGTTAGTTTCCCTATTGTAGATGCTATTGTTAAACAGTTAAATGAGCGTCGAGTAATTAACGCTAATCTACTGTTAGAGCGTACATGGAAGGGTAATGATGCAATAGAGGAAACAGATTGGATTCGATCACCTATATTTTCCAGATATTTGAGTTATGAATACAATGTATCTGTGAATGATTGACCCTAACTGATAAATAGAATATGATATTAATAACAAAAGGTAAACTATTATGACAGCTTCAAACGCATTAAGTAAAATCGGTATTATAAAAGAGAGTGTTATTGGTACTACACCAGCGACACCAACATTGGATTCACAACGATTCAGTTCAGCTAACTTTTCATTAACAAAGCCTGAACTATTGGATGATAGTAAGGCAGATACTCGACAGTATTTGTATACTAAAACCGGTAATAAGACCGTTGGTGGTTCAATTGATGGAGGTTTCGCACATGATAACTATGACACTCTATTGGAATCAGCAATGTATAACGCATGGGATACAGATGAATTGATCATGGGTGATACTATTGTATCATTGAGTATTGAAGAAGGTCAGAGTGATATTAACCAATATAAGATCAATCGTGGATGTGTTGTAAATGGATTTACATTGAACGCACCAGTAAGTGGTCTTGCTACCATTTCATTCGACATTCTAGGATTATCACAGGCTGCATCAGGCTCCTCTGTAAGTGCTTCAGCATATACTGCTCAAGCCTCTAGACAGCCTATGACCCACTGTGGTGGTACTATTCTTGAAAATGGTACAGCCATTGGTGTTGTTACTGATCTAAGTTTTAGTATGACTAATAACTTGGAAACTGTACACACATGGGGTGAGTGTGATCCACATTCATTAGTACCTGCACGTGTAGATGTAACTGGAACCATGAGTGTTCTATTTGAAAACTCTACATTGATTAACAAGTTTGTGAATGACACTGAAAGTTCATTAGAATTTACCATGGAAGATAATGATGGTAACACAATGACCTTTGAATTGCCTAACATTAAGTATACTGGTGCAGATGTACCTATTGCTACAGGTTCAGGCTTACGAGTGATCACCATGCCCTTCAGAGCATTATTTGATGCTACCGCAGGGTCTACGTTAGTTATCACACGATCTTAAACTAACTTCACTGTTAAAATTGTTAAAACCCAAGAGTTAAAATCCTTGGGTTTTTTCGTTTAGCACTAAATACCATTGACAATATTCTATTGTTAAACACTACGTACTATATTAACTCAGGAGAGTAAAAATGAATAAAACATTAAAAAGTTTAAAAGCGGTATCAAAGAAAGTAGACCTTATACACCCAGAAAGTGGTGATACTGGAGCATGGATTAACGTGCGTACCGTTCGATGTAATGAATATCTAGAATACATTGCTGATCTGGATAGAGTAGAAGGTGAGGAAAAGCCATCCTATAAAGATAATAGAAAGGCCACTGCTGCACTAACTAGTATTCTTGTAACCGGTTGGGATGAATCATTCTTTGAAATGCCCTATACTAGAGAACATTGTACAGAGGTATTATTGGATGCAGAGAATTATTGGATACGTGATCTAATTAATGCTGCACAGGAAGACCAAAGTGGTTTTTTTCCGAACAATTAATACTATGTTCTAAAGCAATAGAGTCCAAAATAATGGGTGCTATTACAACGGGTAGTGGTTCTAATCTTGAACATTACATTAAACTGAAGAATATGAAGGATTCTGGAACACTTCCTGAATCCTTCAATGAGACTTTTGACAGTCTTTCAAAGGATTATGAACATGTTACATTTCAACCTGAACCACCTATTCGATTCATATGGAATATCTTCTGGAATATTAGACGTACTAAACCATATGAACATCCTATTACCTATACTGATGTATATCATTGTGGACAGGTTACGAATGTTACATTTGACCTATATGAATCTAATTTACTATTCAAATGGGATCGAGAGTATTACTATTACTATAACGAACACAGGAATTAACCATGACACAATATGATGTAGGTATAAAATACGAAGTAGATGCTGCCGCAATTAAG